CCACACTGTTAATAATATCAGGTGGGGGATGGGGGGCCGGTTTGAAACCCAATGTGTTGATAGCACTTCGTTTAACCCCCCCGCCGGGGTCGCAGTCATGCGATCCCGGCTTGAGCTGTAGAAGCTCCCTTGCTTGGCACCAACCTTGCATTGTATTTCCTTTTCTGACAGAAGAGGTGTAGGGAGACTGAATATGGCTTGAACCCAGACTAAGTTTCCAGGTATCACTGACTGATAAGATCATGTCCCGGTTTTGTTCCGGTGGGTTAACCCTCCACCTAGGCCTGTCTCAGTGACAGTTTGTAAAGCCGAGCTTCAGAGTATTAGAACAAACAAAGGCGGGCATTTTACCCAGATTAGTTAACGCCACTTCACTTCAAGAAGTTGGAGAGGAACGGTTAAAATGGGGCGACACTTAGTCAATGTCGCTCTAGATGGGGCCAGCCAACAAGCGGAGGCCGTCCCGGAAAATTACTCATAGAAGTATACCACACTAAAGGTGGCAGTATATGAGGTTGCCATTGTGCCGGCTACAAAGTGATCTAGTAATTTGTCACTGCACACGCAAAGAAGGCTTCAAAAGTTGTCCTTTTCCAAGCGTATTGGAATAAACTAAAATGTTGTGGTGTTATTTTGCCCTACATACCCAGCGGTTCGAAAGTTCTCGCATGGTTTCTTGAATAGCGAATTTTAGTCAATTTGACCAACAGCCTGCTCGTGCTGACAATACGAGACATCCTATTCAGGAGGATCCAGATTTAGTCTGTGTATTCCTGAAGAACCCCTTAGGTCAGGGGCTTGTTGCACTACGGTGCGAGAGAACAATCGACTTCACCGATCTTTACAAGATCGTCCTCGATAAGTTTGACATTCCAAGAGAGTTTTTATGGCGTTGGCCATTGACTATCAACAATGTCAATGTCGAAGACGACTGTGATCTCCTCTATGGAGATGAGGTGATTAGTTTGAGACTAGGTCTTTTGGGTGGAAAGAGACCCGTGTCGCGTGGAGGAGTGCCAAAGCCAAGGAAGAATCCTGGTAAAAAGGCCAAAGGTCCGCGTCCGGCGCGTTCGATTGCCACCAAAGCCGCGACAGTGTTCGCCATCCAGCAGCCGCCCGGCCGGAAACAGTCCATGGACATGTCCGGTAAGTTGCGGTTGTCTGAGTGCGCAACAAAGTTTGCTTTGGCCGTCATTGACCCTTTTGATATCAAGTGTTTTGGGGCTTGCAATCCAGGAGGTAAGGAGACGTTAACTCAGAAAACACATTGCATCCAGCGCTTTGTGGCTTCCGTTGGCACCAACGGATTTGGGTTCCTGAACATTAGCCCATCCCTAGCGAATGACTGCGTCAACGCTCAATATTCAGGGCCAACCTTTACTGGGTCTTCCGCTTTGGGACTCAGTGCGACCAACACCATAGCCAATGGAGTGTCGTTTACATCACCAAGCACGCTACCGTACAACGCCACAAATTTGGCTGCGAGCGGTTCCTACGTCCAGGAGCAAGTCACTGGTCGTATTGTATCTGTGGGCGCTCGTCTCACGAACATTGGTACAACTCTTAATGAGAGTGGAATGTATTACGGTTTTTCAGACCCCAATCATTTCTGCACCAGTGGCTCCACATTTGCCTCGATCTCCGGTTTTCCTGAAGCCAAGATCACTCCAGTGAATAAGAAGCCGTACAAGCTTTCCTGTTATCCCATCAACCAACAAGAAGACACCATGGCCTGGCAAAGTCCTGGCTTATCTGCTTTCACCAACCTCATTTACCCTTACAATGGAAATGGGGCTCAGCAAGTTACAGTTGGTGGAACATTGAGCTACAACTTTGCCACAGGAAACGGTTCCACCGCTGGTCAGATGGGAACACCGATTATGACTGTCATGTTCTCAGGAGTTCCAGGAAACCAGATCCAAGTTGAGCTCATTACACACGTGGAATACAGCGGTTATCTGACGCAAGCAATGTCGACCAGGCACCACAACGACATCGTTGGCCGCGATATAGTTGGTGGTGCTGTTGGTGAGGCTTTCATCCGGAGCGCTCAAGAGCCCATGTTCTCTGATAAAACATGGAACTACTTCGTTGACAGTGCTGTGTCTTTTATGCGGGACACTGCAACGCGAGTGGTTAATAGGAACGTAGATAGTTTACGATTGATGAATTAGGTAGTTGGGCTTATGTACAGTAGAGCGTTGCCCACTCTCGTAGTTGTAAGTTGGGTCATGTTAGTTAGTTTGATAAGTTTGTCAATCCTCCACGATGGATTAGACTTTGTATATAGAGTTCGTGGATTGAGTGTGGATCCTTGTGGTGGCAGGGGAACACGTTCTAGCCCGGGTGAATGCGGATGTGTCAGCATCTTCATTTGTGCCTCCAGCTTGAACGGCTGCAACGGCGAGTGGACTAACACTGATGACCTAGCATCACCAGCTCCTCTTAGGGGCCAGACACTAAAAGAGGGTCTAGCTAGTTTGGCCAAGAAAGGGTCATCTTTCTCCAAGGGATTGGAGTTCCTCCCCGAAGGAAATACAAATTCGGCGTCAGTCAGTAGACGTAAAGCTGGCAAACCCACGGCCAAACAGAAAATTGGGCCCATCCTGGATGACCAGGCATTTCAACCAGATAAGCCATCCAATCGGGCTGTTGAGATGAACAAGATTGAGGACAAGCATTTCATCGAGGGGTACAAGCTGGACATAGAGTCTAGAGCCTCGTATACGATTAAGATGGTTTTGTCGAAGTATCACTTACCAGGAGTACCTGGGGTCGATATGGCTTGGGATGGCTTAGAGCCATTCGTGTATGATGAAACTCTGGATAAGTTCGTTAGCATCGATACTGGTGTGTTGAGAGACTATGTTCAAGAGGATGTCATCGTGCATAATGTTGTGAAGGGTGGGCCTGGATGGTTGCACGTTTCGAACAGGCCAGACGCTGGTCACGATTTCGCTGCTACATCAGCTATAAATCGTTTCAGCCAGAGCGACCGGAAAGTTGGGAAAATGTATTTCAAGGGAATAGAAGAAGGCTTTGTCTTCAAACCTTGTTATAAGTACCTCAACTCAGCTTTTCCGCACAGTGCACCGTCTACCAGCATTCACAAGACCGTGTGTGCCGCAGCTGCAAAATACTTCCCAACCATCGGAGATGCTCTCCGTTCGTCAACTGTTGACTATTTTCTTCGTCTACGAATAAGTGAGACGGTGTCAACATTAGGCGGGATCAATCTGGCTAAAGTCTACAATGGCAACATAGAAGTCGTTGGAGATTGCTCTTTGAGTGACCTCATCCGCAATAGTCCCATAGAAGGGTTGATTTGGGATGAAGGAGCGCCTTATGAAGAGCCAGCTGTTGAGTGTCCACTAGAACAGGATTGGACGTTTGATCTGGATCGTGTCTCTGATGTTCGGGCCAGAGGTTGCACTTTGACCAAGGAGGTTTTTTCCTTTGACACCAAAGGCAGGGCAAAGAACGAATGGAAGATGACACGTTTTTTCACCTTGGTCGGTGTTGGCGCCTTCTTTGTGCAATATTGCAATAGCACAGAAAATGCTGAGAAGGCTTTCAAACGAGTCCTCGGTGTGCGCGAAGGGGAGAGATATCTGGACCAGAAACAACTGGGTCTTTTCAACGAGTATGCGGCTAGAAATCAGCCGTACTTGTATCGGGAGAACCATTCCAGATTATACCCCCGATGGGTGCATCAACAGCCAACTTATCCAAGAAGTGTTGATCGTTTAGCTGGATTGAGACCTTCACAAGAGTTGTTCCTCTTCCAGCAGTACGATGAGATCACGTCGCGGTGCAACGCTGTCACTCTAGACAAGGTCATCACTGGAGAACCAAACATGCTCACCTGGGCGTATCTGCAAGTGTACAAGGAGTTTCTTCAGAATCTGAATCCCGAGGTTGCTAGACGAGCAGCCGCCAGCATTGATCATGTCAAGAAGAAGCTTAGACAGCGTTACGTTGACGGTGTCTTGTTGCACGAACCCGCGGACGTGATGGTCAAACGGATGCAGGCTTGTATCAAGAAGGAGCTCGCTAAGTTCAACAAGGTGCCCCGGTTCTTCGTCAAGTATGATGCCGGTTGTATGTATAGCAATTCCCTACCTGAATTTGCTAAGGTCTGTATCGATGGACTTTATGAAACCACAATCAATGGTTTGTCTATTGTCATCGAGATCATGGCCAAACCACGACCCAAACGGCTTGACGAGATTTTTGACAGGATCAGATGCGCACGTAGTGGCTCTTTTTGTATGTACGTGGCCATTTACTCAGATGACAGCGTGTATTCCGGTAATGTTTTCGGCAAAGCATTTACGTACAATGTCGACATAAGCAGCTGTGATAGTGGCAACCGTGAATTAACTTTCTATGTCGTCC